AGGTGCTTTGCTATCTTTGAAAAGCTCGCATATGGCTGTAATTTCTTTGTTAGTGAGTTTTGTTGTTGCTGACAATTTCTCTACAGAGAAATTTTTACTGGTACATGTATCATTATCAAATTTCCAATAATAAAAAAAAGAACTGACTATTGGGATTGGGGGGATGTATTTTTCAGCATATTGATTATTGACCCAAAACCATGTGCTACTATCATTAAACTCGAACATCGCGGCGGGTTTTATTGCCACTTCCAACACAGATACTGTACAAAAAAAAAGAACGACGGAGAGTGATAGTGTTCCAAAAATTTGTTTCTCTTTCGGCACTTTTAGTTTGCAAGTATTAATATAAAAATGTCCTTTTGAACGGGATATTAATTTTATGTCGAGGTTTTGTTTTTTTACTCTTTTTTGAAGCCTTTTTATTTGCTCTATGCTTGTGGCCTTAACATTGAAGATGAAGTTGAATTTATCTATATCTTCTCGTTCTTGCATTAGTTCTGATATTTCATTGTTTTTAAAACCCTTTGATCCTATCAATATCCCCCACACTCTAGACATCATGCTATAACTTGAACCTGCTCTTAAATAAAAATACCAAACGACAATAACAGCGAGAGCTACATAAAGTATTTCTTTAATGATGTCATGGTATTTTAAAATGCTACTGCCTAACTCTTCCATTATGTCATCCTTAAAATTAAAAAATAACATATACTTTAAGGCTGTATATTTATGAAAATCAACCTGTTTTTAGCTATTCATTAAATTAGAAGCTTTATTAATTCATCCTCTACAATCCTCATATCCTCCGAATCCAGCCCTAAAAGCGGGCGCGCCTGATACTGTACTTCTTTTGCCCTCACAGACGGGCGATCCCGCAGCCCGTACTGATGCACTTTTGCCATCCGTTGTACCTGTCCGGTGAATTCCACCACCGCGTCTTCAGCGGTGCCTTTGGCTTTCATATATTTAGCAGTGCGCAATCGTACAAACATCTCCCGCTTAATACGGCCTTTCTTTGCCCGCAAAGGCTGCGGGCGGCGTAGCGTAAATGGCTGACCATCAGGCGTGACCTGCTGTTTAATACGCTGCTGCTGATGTTTGCGCAGACGCTTCGCAATGGTCGCCGCCATCGCCTTCCGGCTTTGCGGTGACAGCGCGGCAATCAGTGCATCGATACGGTTATCAAACGCGGTCAGCTCACTCATGCCACTGGCTCACTAACTCGCCGTGCAGGTATAGTTCACGCGCCCTTTCCACCGGCTCCGGCAGCGGCGGTTCAGGGAAATGCTCCACATACAGACCGGCATCAATCTGTTTCACAATCACGCGCTCGGTGAGCTGCACATCAATAGCGATATCGTAGGAACCATCATCCAGCATATCGGCCTTAAATTTAAAGCCGGTCTGCTGCCTCTCCGGTGTCGCCATGATGTCCGGCTGGTTCTCACGCAGCCAGGCCAGAATAGGCACAATAATCAGATCGCAGTCCTGGGCAAAGTTGGTGATCAGTAGCTCGGTTTGATACTGGTATTCAAACGACAGCGAGCTGGCTAACGTGGAAACAATACGCCCGTTATCCACAAACATCCGCAAGGTGTCGGGACTGGTTTGTAGCACCGGCACTGCGTCAGTTAAGGCTTTTCTCAGTTGGGCGGGTTTTAACACGGTGTTCCTCCTGGCATTGTTTGACCGTTTCCACCTGGATGCCGCAGGCTATCAGTGCGGCCTCCAGGTTTCTGACATCACTGCTTAAATCGCCGTTAGTGGCGGGTGAGCTTGCCGGTATCGGGCAGCTCGTCACCGCCGGACAGCCAACGTAAATAATCTGCGGCGTTGGCGAAGGCGGGACGCTGGTGCATCCGGCCAATGCCGTCAGGCAGACGAGCGCTGTACCAGTAGCGCATTTCCTGATTTTCATTAAGTAACCTTTGAAGGTGAATTTCACGGACGCGTGCCTGCTCACCCGCCCGTGAGAGCTGGGTACGCAGGTTTTGTTCCTGGCGTTCCCGCGATACGGCCTCATCGTTCAGGCGGTGAATGGCGTTGTCGCGGCTTTCAATACCGGCGGACAGTGTGCCGATAATGCGCTGCGCCTGGTCGGCTTCATCATGCAGGCGCACCAATGCGCCAGGTTTGCAGCCCAGCCAGCACGCAGGCTGCCAGCAGTAATAAAATTAAAATGCGCATCAGACCCCCCGCAGGCAGTAGGCCAGCTCATTCGCGCGGCGTCGTTCCAGCCCGGTGATGCGCTCGCCCTTCACAAACACCCAGCGCGGCAACTGTTCGCAAGCGTCCCGCCATTTCCCCTTGCTGATAAAAAATGCCAGGGTGGATTTACACGCCGCCGTCACGCCGACGTTAAATGCAAACGACACCACGGCGTCATACACCGGCTGCGGCATGGCAACCGGCATACAGCGCGCAATGCCTTTCTCGACCCGCATCACGTCTTCCACCAGATTAGCGGCGGCCTGCCGTTCGCTGATTTGGGTCTGCGGCTTCACGCCTGCGGTGTGCCCGATGCCGTTTGTCCAGACGCCCGCGCTGCACTGATAGGCCGACAGGCGGCAGCCTTCAAAATCGGCAATCAGTGCCAGACCGGCGGCAGAGGTTTTCAACGTCGGCGTTTGCGGCAGCAGCGCGGCAATCGCAAGTACAGCGGCGACGGCGCAGCGTCTAACGATTGATGGCTGCATTGATTTCTCCTCTGACGCCCATCTTTTTCAGAAGGCGATAGGTTTTGCGCCGGTAGTACCAGTTCACCAGGAAGGTGGCGACGCCGACGCCTGCCCCCACCAGAAAGGCGATATCCTGCGGCGACATCGCGCCGAGCCAGGCAAGAAAGGCCGCGACGCAGTAACAGATAAACGAGGTGATGCGCTCCATGGTCATCAGTCCCAAAGTGAGACGGTTTCACTGACTGCGGCCTGGGTAATATCCGGCAGCTCCACCGCGTAGCCATGGGGCAAGATTGCCCCGCGAGCGGCTAAGCCAACGTTAATGCATGCATAGCTCCTCAAAGAGCTATGCACCGAAATCAATGGATTTTGCCCGCACCGTTTACATCAAAGATAACGGCAAGTAACTCCTCTTTTGCGGTTACGGCCATTTCCGCAATCCAAATGGCAACCATCTCACGTTCATCATGATCGCAATCTGTAGATGTGGCTAATTTGGCAATTAACGCGATCCTCTCCAACAATGCAGCCGTTTGTAATCCTTCCAT